GTTGATTCATTATCTTATGTAGATCAACTACAAAGTTTAGTAGCAAGTGCATACTCTTTTGATTTGGAATATGAAGAACATGAACTTTTAGATGTGACTGCTGGGTATTAATTAAAAACAGGAAAAAACAATGAAAGATGAAGAAAACAAACCAGAATTTATTGATAGAATAAATAACCCAGAAAAATATCCTTATATTACTAATGAAGATGGCAGTATATCTACGCATAACATGGCAGCAGAAGTTGATGAAGATGGTAATTGGTTTGTTTTTCCTACTATTGTTCAATTGCCTTCTGGAGAACTTTATAAATTTAAAGATAGTACATCAGCACAAGAATATAATTTAAGAACAAATAATTATTTACCTATGAAAAATAAAAAAGAAGCTATTGATTATGCTAGGGGTGGTTATAAAAATAAAACACCTTTACAAAAGTTTAACCCTTTAAAAAACTAGGACAACAAAACAATGAAAGATGAAGATTATAGTAAAGATTCTACAGTAGAAAGTTGGGTAATGAGCAAGTGCGATCAATGGCGAGATCATTACAATACAAACTATCAAGAAAGGTTTGATGAATACTATCGTACTTGGCGAGGGATATGGGATAAGAATGACTCTATGCGTGAGTCAGAGCGTTCTAGGCTTATTGCTCCTGCTACACAACAAGCAGTAGAATCTTCTGTAGCTGAGATTGAAGAAGCAACCTTTGGTCGTGGAGCTTTCTTTGATATTAAAGATGATCTTCAAGACCCTAATCCTGCTGATGTTGAAATACTTAAAACACAACTAACAGAAGATATGCACTTTAGTAAGGCTAGAAGCTCCATAGGAGAGTGTTTAATTAACTCTGCTGTGTTTGGTACTGGTATAGGAGAACTCGTCTTAGATGAGATTGAGGAGCTTACAGCAGCTACTCAACCTACACTTGAAGGACAGATGACAGCAGTAGGTGTAAACAGGCGTGAAAGAATGATTGTTAGGCTAGACCCAATCATGCCACAAAACTTCTTAATTGACCCATTAGCAACCAATGTAGAAGATGCTGTAGGTGTAGCTATTGATAAGATGATTCCACATCATCAAGTACAACAAGGTATTGACTCTGGTATTTATCGTGATGTAGAAGTTGGTAGGGTTCAATCAGAATCAGAAATAGAAGATGCTAGTAAAATTGTCTATGGTTACAATGATGACATGGTACGCTTAACTAAATACTATGGCTTAGTACCTACAGACTTATTAAAGAATCAAGAGCTAGATGAAAATGAAGAACTGCAAGACATGGTTGATCTTAGTGAAGAAGAAGGTTCTTACACAGAAGTCATTATGGTTATTGCTAATGAAAGCGAAATCCTAAAGATTGAAAAGAACCCTTACATGAAAAAGGATAGACCTGTTATTGCTTTTTCTTGGGATAAAGTGCCATTTAAGTTTTGGGGTCGTGGTATATGTGAGAAAGGTTACAACTCACAGAAAGCATTAGATGCAGAGCTTCGTGCTAGGATTGATGCACTTGCTCTTACTGTACACCCAATGTTAGCAGTAGATGCTAGTCGTATGCCAAGAGGTGCTAAGTTAGATATACGAGCAGGTAAAACTATTCTTACTAATGGTAACCCATCAGAGGTATTACAACCATTTAAGTTTGGTTCATTAGATCAAGTTAGCTTTACACAAGCAGCACAGTTACAGCAAATGGTACAACAATCTACTGGTGCTATAGATTCTAATGGAGTACCAGCAGGTCTTAATGGAGAAGGTACAGCAGCAGGAATCTCTATGGGATTAGGTGCTGTTATTAAACGACACAAGCGTACCTTAGTAAACTTTCAAGAAAACTTTTTGATACCATTCATTGAAAAAGCTGCTTGCAGGTATATGCAGTTTACTCCTGAGTTGTATCCAGTAAAAGACTACAAGTTTGTAGCTACAAGTTCTTTAGGTGTAGTTGCTCGTGAGTATGAGGTTACTCAGTTAGTACAGTTGTTACAAACTATGTCACCTGAGTCACCTGCTTATCCACTATTGATTGAATCTATAGTTAGCAACATGAGCTTGACTAATAGAGATCAAATTATAGAAGTTCTTAGAAAGGCTAACCAACCAACACCAGAGCAACAACAAATAAACCAAGTAAAACAAAAAATTGAACTTGATTCTGCTATGGCTATGCTAGAAAAACTAAAAGCAGAAACAGCAGAGATTTCTTCTCGTATACAACAAAACAATGTTGAAACACAGTTGCTTCCTGTTGAAGAAGAAACTAAAAGGATGGTTGCTATGTCAAACAACAACCCACCAGAAAAATCTGAGTACGATAAAATTCTTGAGTTTGCAAAACTAGAGCTTAGAGAGCAAGAAATTAATAATAAACTAGATATTGTTTCTGCTCAAATGCAAGAAAATAAAAATAATGCTTGACAAACCTAAAAAAATAGTGCTTGACATTTTTAACATAAAATGTTATAATCGAACACAAGGAGTTCTCCAAGATGGATAAAGAATTACAAGATTATTTTGAAAATTATTTTTCTCTATTTCAACATGATGGTTGGAAACAATTAATAGAAGAATTAGAGGACACAGCAGCCTCAATAGATTTATTAAGTTTAGAAGATGCTAAAGAACTACATCTAGTTCAAGGCAAATTGAGTATGTTAAATCAAATTTTAAATTGGAAAGACTCTGTAACCAATGCTTATGAAAGCAACGAAGAAGATCAATCTTACCAATCAACTAATTTACAATAAGAAATATTATGAATAGATTATATGATTTTTCTTGTGTAAATCAACACACCGAAGAACTGTTTGTCAAACCTGATGTAAAGGAAGCAATATGTTCTGTTTGTGGTGAACCAAGCAAGCGGCTAATCTCTCCTGTTCGTTTAAAGTTAAGTATTCATACTGACAGATGGGCGAAAGAACATGAGAAGGCTGCTCAAGTATAACTTAATTCCATAATACCTAAAGGTACGGAGATCATTAAATGGCTAGAACAATAAATCCCCTTGATAACCAAGAAGTTAATTTAGAAGAAAACGAAGAGCTTGTATCACTTTCTGAAGAGATGGAAAAACCTGAGGAAACTCAAGAACCAGAACAGAAAGCTAACGAAACTGAAACAACAACATCTGATATACCAGATAAGTACAAAGATAAATCGCTGGAAGATATTGTTCGTATGCACCAAGAAGCTGAAAAGCTACTGGGTAAACAAAGTTCAGAAGTAGGCGACCTTCGTAAAGCAGTTGACGAGCTGGTCAAGGTCAAAATTAGTGAAGATGCCAAAAGCCCCACAAAAGAAGAAGAACCAGAATTAGATTTTTATGATGACCCTAAAGGTTCTGTTAGTAAAGCTGTAGAAAGCAGTGACACAATAATTCAGATGAAAGAAATGCTTGCTAGGCAACAACAGCAAGAGGCTCTAAAACAAATTGGTGAAAAACACCCAGACTATGAAGAGATCATTAAAAATGAAAACTTTGTAGATTGGATTAAATCATCAACTGTTCGTACTGAACTGTATCATAGGGCTGATAAATACGATTTTAATGCTGCTGATGAACTTCTTTCTAATTGGAAAGAAATCAAGGGAGTGGTCGAAAAGACTCAAAGTCTTAACGAAAAAGATCGTAAGCTACAGGTTAAAGCAGCATCTACAGGTGGCAAAGGTTCAGGTGAACCAATGTCCAGAAAAATCTATAAGCGTTCTGAGATAGTTAATTTAATGATTAACGACCCCCAGAGGTATAAAGCAAATGTTGATTTGTTTGACAAGGCTTATGCTGAAGGGAGGGTAAAATAAACTTAAACTAAAAGGAATAGTAAAATGGGATTAGGTACTAATCAAGTAACCACTACTACAGCGGCTACTTTTATACCAGAGATTTGGTCTGATGAGATCATCGCTGGCTATAAGAAAAATTTGGTTCTCGCGAACTTAATTAACAAAATGAATCACAGTGGAAAGAAGGGAGATACAATTCATATCCCTAAACCTACTCGTGGTTCTGCTTCTGCTAAAGCAGCTAACACAGAAGTAACTTTGATTGCAGCAACTGAGTCTGAAGTTCAAGTAGCAATTAACAAGCACTTTGAATACTCACGCTTAATTGAAGATATTGTTGATGTTCAAGCACAACCTTCACTTCGTAGTTTCTACACCGAAGATGCTGGATATGCTTTAGCAACACAATTAGATTCTGACATAGGCTTGTTAGCTAAAACTTTTGGAGATGATAACGGAGCAGGTTCTGACTTTGTTCACTCTAACAGTTTTTACATTGATGCTGCTAATGGATTGGCTGCTTATGCAGTTGATACTGTAGCTGCAACTGACTTGTTTACTGACTTAGCCTTCAGAGAAGCAGTACA